TGCCATATTATTTCCTCATAATAAATTAAGCTGCCTCATCTTTCCAGTCTGGTGACTGAGATGGGCTAATAGTTGAATAAGAAGGTGATTGACTTGCACCAGCATCTGTCCAATTTGGTGTTTGATCAGGAGCAACCGGACTCCAAACCAATAATCCTCCTAGTTTACTTGTACCTAAAACTCCTGTAATTGAAACAACTTTAGGGATTCTAGCTGTTAAATCACCTAATTCAGTTGTTCCAGCCAGTCCTGTTATAGATACAACATTTTGTGTTTGTATTGTTAAAGAGCTAATCGCTCCTGTTCCAGCTACTGTTGTTGGATAAATATTTGCGTCACAAGTAACTGTTTCATCACCTTGTGCAACAGTAGATGCTGTACCGCTAACACCAACAAGAGCCACACCATTTGCAACAACTGTGCCTATTGCAGTAGTACCAGCTACTCCTGTTTCGCTGACATTGGCATCACCGCTAACTGATTCACTTCCTAATGCACTGGTTCCCGCTAATCCTGTAACAGATATATTTGCAACACCTGTGGCAGTTAAACTATCTACTGCTCCTGTTGCTGATACCCCTGTTTCGCTGACATTCGCATCCGCAGAGATGCTTAATGATCCTAGTGCGCTTGTTCCAGCTACTCCTGTTTCTGTAACATTAGCAACACCCGTTACAGTTAAACTGCCAATACTACCTGTAGCACCAACTCCAGTTTCTGTAACATTAGCATCACAACTAACAGTTTCCGTTCCTAACGCAGTAGTTCCCGCAAGCCCCGTAAGGCTTACGGTCATATTATGAGGCTGACCCCATGCGCCAGAACCCCATGTGGAACGACCCCAACCGACAGCCATTAGCTGTCCTTACGCTATTCTAATAACAGCGTTACTTGCGTCTGCGGTTGGAAAAGATATTGTAAAACTACCTGCTGTACTTGTTTTATCGCCACCGAAATCAAACACTGCAACTGCTGGATCACCAGTAGCTGTGTCATTATAGATCATACAACCTCTCGCAGTGACAGTAGCTGTTCCAAAAGTCAAATCAGCAAAATCAGTGTACGCAGTTGTTCCTGATGTTGTCGGGTTGACGTTTGTTAAAGCTGCTCCACCCGCAGAATAGTTTGTTCCTGATGCTTCTTGATTTGTGCTATAGGCAGTAGTAGAAGCACTCATAGTCGCAGAGCTAGTGTATAAAGCGAGCTTGAAAGAATTTCCTCCAGACGCTTTAAAGTTATGTACTGCTTGCAGAAGCTCACTTTTGAAAGAAGTACACATTGCTTGTGTTATAGCCATTATAGCCTCCTAATAATTTCAGCTAAGTCCTTATGACCTTGCTGTTCTAGTTGATTCCCTATTGTACAAATGTGGTTTTTAATCGCCTCATGCATATAATAAGCAATGATTTTGTAGCACAGATTTTTAAAAGCGTGTGCTTGTGCTTTAATTTGCGGTGGTGCTGTATCACTTACCGAAATAATTTTGTCAGTCGCCATTTCAGCAACTTCTTCTGGAGTATGACCTCTATTTTCAGTTGTCCTAACCCCTAAATTTCCTATTGATATTGTAAAAGAATCTGTTTCCATTAGTATTTATCTGGTTCTGGTGGAGTTAAATTTATATCATTCCTATCTATTTTACCAACTGGTTTAGGCTTTTCCTGTTTCTCAACCTGAGAATAATTACAAACCTTAATACCAGCACCATTTTGGTAAGTAACCTTTGGATCATCTAATCGATGATAACCATATAATTTATCTTTAAACCCTATATCAGTATCTAATAAAGATGATCTAGGAGCAATTGAAACATCTATACCAGCATCAATACACTTAGATAACCAAAATTCAACACATCCTCTACCTGCTTCTGCAAAATGCATATTGCTCTTATAAGTAAAATCAACACCGAAAACAGCAATGCTTTTAACTTTAGCCCATAATGCGTAAGCAATAGCATAGGCAATCGTGTTATTAAAATAAGAACAACCGAGTTTTCCTACAACATCTTCTAATGGATATTCTTCAACTGCAGGAACTCTTTCATCTAACTCACAAGAATAAACAGGATAATAAGCAGTTGGCAAAACTAATCTCATCATTTCTGTCATAGAGCCAGCATCCTCAGTATCGAAAAAACGACTCATAGGGTCTAATATAAAAGCCCTATCTATACGAGGCAAAACACCTATCATGGCATTGATCGCCCATACTTCATCAAACAATACGCTATGAACCTGTGATAAATGAAAATCTATCTGGCTTTGTCCCATTGCAACAATTGCAATGTTTTTATCTTCCATTTTTACAGAAGATTTAAAGCTGTCCTGCTCTGTAGGCATCGTTTCTGTCTCTACCTTCTCCTAATACTTTGAGTCTGCCTAATGCAGATTCATATCTTGTGTTATAAACAGACATCATATCTGCCTCACCTTTCATATATACATAGCCCTCTAGCAAGCAAGCATATAGCAATGCTGATGGAGCATTTGTTGATAACCATGTTGTTCCAGAGTCGCCTCCAGCAGTGATTGAAGCGGGTCTATAAAAGTAATGCAATTCTACATTGTAAGCGGCATCTGGCGTTGGAGCCACGATAAAATAATCATTATCAAATATGCCATAGTATTCTGGCTCACCTGTTGTCGATGCGTTTGGGTACATCTCTCGAATCCAGTTTACATCCTTATTCATTAAGAATGTCTGATTGCTACTGGCTGTATAAGATAGAGAATAAGGTGCTAAAAAATCACTTGGAATACCTAAATACTGGTTTCCTGAAGATAAAGAACCTGTTTGATTCTTTCTAAATACAGGTAGCTGAACATTCTCAAGAATACGATCCTCTGCCTGCTTAATCATATCGGGCAGATAAGTAGTAAAAGAGGTCTCACTGTTCTGGAGATAGTTCTGTATTAAGTTTTTTAACTCAGCATAAGTCATTGTTTTTTATAGCTTTCCACCACCATATTTTCTTTTAACTTGATCGTTATAGTTTTCTACAGTTGCCCCTTTTGCGTGTCTGCCGTGCCGCCTTCTTGTGCGAGTTTTTTGATTTCGCTGGCGCGCGCTCCAACTAGGTAAATTTGTATTTGGTCCTGTGCCTGTTCCACTCCATGAACCCATATTTCTTGCTGCCATAATCTTATCCTCTATATTGTTGTGTTGTTATTAACTCGTTGTTACTTTAAGCATTCCTACTTTACCATGCATATCAAGACCCACTGTTCTTGATCCAACAGAGGTAACACCACCGCCAATCGGATCAAACGCATATAAGCGCCTACTAGCTTCTTGTGCTTTATCAGGTCTTGGATTCTCCAAAGCAATCGGATCATCAACAGGCATTCTGCCTAATTGATATTGAGGCTGATCCTGATCCAAACACTCTGGACAAACCAAGAACCCACTAAGTCTTGTATCGACAACTTCATCTTTTAGCTCTTTTAAATCGTAACGAAATCCACAACGATCACAAAAACCAAAAGCATACTTACCTTGTGCAAACTGGGTCATTAGTTATTGTAAGATGTCCACGGCACAAAACGAAAATTCGCTTTAACCCTATCTTCCTCCGAAGCCAACTGCCATTGCTCTTCATATTCTTGTTTAAGAATAGGTAATCTCTCCATAGCTTCTGGTCTTTTCATTGCTACATGATAAGCCAAACCAGATACCAAAGCAGGAATAAACCTTTTAGGCACATCCATATTATTACTGCCCGGTGTTCCGCTATCGTAAATTTGCCTTATACGATAATAAGCTACAGTATAAGTCTGCGTATCATCAGGTACGGGCCAAAGAGTATATTGGGGTGTTGTTGTTAATCTTTGAATCCATATCTGAGTAGGCTGACCTGTTTGTAATTTATTAGGTATATCGGCATATTGTGTTGGAGAGATTCTCGTTAATTGATAATCAGTTTGACTAGAGCTATCTCCAGCATCCAAACGTAAATGGGTTTCCATTAAATCAATTGTATCATCAGGCAATGTATAGGTTGCGGTATCAGCAGTTAAAGTCTGTGTTCCGCTTTCTATTGTCCATAGGTTAATTCCACGATTCTGCCACTCAAGCATCATCATATCGATACTGCGTCTTGCAGTACGATAATCATAGCCAGTACGAGCCTCTAATCCTGCTCGCTCATAGGCTTCTTCAACAATCTCACCTATATTGAGATTGAAAGTATTGGTGGTTGCAATAGCCATCTAATCAACCATTTTTGCGGAATTTCTGAGGTCTAGCTGCACCACTGCCACGGGCAATAGTATATTTTCCATAGGTATCAGACTTAACTGCACCGCCTTTAGAATATCGCCTTTTCTTTGTTGACTTTGGTTTACTAGATTTAGAATCGTAATAGCTTGGCATAGTCTGCCCTCCCGATTGTTTTCTTTTTGATTTAGAATAAGCTATAGCAACGGCTTGTTTCTGGGGATATCCTTCTTTTTTTAACTTTGAGATATTCCCAGAAATAACCTTGCTAGAACGCCCACTTTTAAGCGGCATTATTTTTTAGCTTTTTTCTTTACTGCTTTCTTAGCAGGAGATAAAGCCTTCATAGCGGCTTGCGCTTCTTTCTTAGTCATAAGGCTTCCATCAACAATGACCTCTTCGCCATCGATAATTTCTGCGACCTGAAAGATTGGTTCACCACTTGGAACTCTCTCTCCATTTTGTACTACTTTGTACTTAGCCATAATAAATTCCTAACTTGGGTTAGTGTAATGTTTGATCACAGTCATAACGATAGTATAGCTATCACCACTACTATGACCAACAGTTGTAAACTGGATATCTCCAGTTGCGCCACTTCCTGCATTATCAGGAATACCGCTAAATTCAGAAAAATCAAATTCATCAGCCCAGTCAGCAGGAAGCTGAATGACTAAAACATCGGTACTGGCATCAAAATATATTTTGACTCCCATACCAATATTACTAAATGAGATTTTTTCAATGCTTACTGAACTACAAGACATTCCTGTTACTGGATTAGTTGTTAATCCAGAAACATCAATCTTGGTGACGGCACTCTCTCCAGTACCGTCACTCACATTCGTAAATCTGAATATAGCTTTTTGCGCACCATCTTGGA